ATTGGGTCTCCCAATCTTGACGGCATGCCGCATGCCCATGATCCGCAGGCAGGAGAGAAGCGAATCATTCAGGGAATCGAGGAAATAGATACCATCAAGGAGCGGTACCGGCAGGCAGTGGAATACATGAACTGGTTCAAACCAGCATGGGAACAGCTTACGGAGGAAGAGCGCTACGTTCTTGAAACCTTCTACATGGACGCAGAGGAGAGTGGCGCGGCGCTTACAATTTCAGAAGAGCTGAACATTGAGCGCAGCAGCGCCTATAACAAAAAGAACCGGGCACTGGATCACCTTACGATGCTGCTCTATGGGAAAGCATAATGAGTAAAATCGTGGACAACTTATCTTGCGGTTTTTGATAAAGTGATAGCGTGAAAAGCTGACAGAGCCCTGCGGGAGAAAATCCTGCGGGGCCTTTTCATGCCCTGGGAGGTGATTCGATGGGCAGAAAAAACAGAAGACGAAAAGAGTACATCAGGAGGTTACCGAGAGTGGTTGATATACAAAGCCCAAAGAGAATGGAGATTTGGTACGCGAAGCTGCCGATGGATCGGCGGACTTCGGTCCAGGGAGGATCACGACCGGTGCTGATCATCAGCAACGATGTCTGCAATGAACGCAGCTCGATTATTACGGTCATCCCCATGACGACGCAGATGAAGCATCTGTCGCAGCCGACGCATGTTTTGATGGAAATGGAGGATGGGAATCAGTCGATGGTCCTTGCCGAGCAGATCATGGCGATCGATAAGCGGCTTCTCGACCGGAAGATTGATTCCTGCAGGGATGCGGAAACGATAGCGAAGATCGAAAAAGCCATATGTGAACAGGTAGGAATTACATAATCGTTTTCCTCATTCCCGTGATTTTGTTTATCGTCATCTCGGTATTCCTGATTATTTGCATCGCATGGACACATAGGCCCATCTCCGTGTGGCAGATGGTGAAAGAGGAGCTGCTAAAAGCGGCGGAAAGGAAGAAAAAATGAGAATCATTACTTGCGAACAAGTCAGTGAAGGGCATCCTGACAAGCTGGCGGATCAGATCGCCGATGCCATTGTGACGGATTGCCTGCGACATGACAAGAACAGCAGGGTCGCCATCGAATGCCTGCTGAAGGATAATCACGTTATTATCGCCGGTGAGTTGACCAGTACACACAAGCCGGATTACAGGGCTCTTGTGTATGAGGTCTTTAAAAAGATCGGTTGGGAGAAATTGAACTACGGTGCCCCGGCTCTTTTTGCCGGGCCTGAAATTGGGATCCTCGTAAAAGAGCAGTCGCCGGATATCGCCTTGGGTGTTGACAAGGGAGGAGCCGGTGACCAGGGCATGATGTACGGCTATGCGACAAACGAGACGTTGGAGCTGCTGCCGGTTCCCTATGTCGTAGCGACCCGCTTCCTGCAGATCCTGAAGAACCATCCGAGTAAGATGTTCCGGGCGGACGCGAAGGCGCAGGTTTCCTTCGATTATGACAGTGGCAAAATTACGACCTTCCTGTGTTCGGTTCAGCATAGCCCGGATGTGGAGCCTTCCGATTTCCGGCATATCATTGAAGGCATTATGGTATTGGCCGCTACGGAGAACGGGCTGAATTCCGACTTTGAAAAGCTGGTGAATCCGACTGGGCGATTTGTGATCGGTGGGCCGTATGCGGACTGCGGTGTGACCGGCAGAAAATTGGCCTGCGACACTTATGGTGGAATTGGCCGAATCGGCGGCGGTGCCATGAGCGGAAAAGACCCGAGCAAGGTGGACAGGAGCGGGGCCTATATGGCCCGCAAGATTGCGCGGGATATTGTCCGGGCCGGATACGCTGAGAAATGCGAGGTCCAGATTGCCTACGCCATTGGCGTGGCGCAGCCGGTTTCCGTGTATGTGGAGACCTTCGGTACGGAGTACCAGGACAAGACTTTCCTGGAACAGTTTGTCCGGGACACCTACGACCTGACACCGAGGGGTATCATCAACAGCCTGGGCCTTCTGGACGTGGACTACAACCGTGTGAGCTGTTACGGGCACTTCGGGAAGGAAGACCTTCCCTGGGAGCAGTGATGCCATCCCGCCCGAACACACCCTGCCGTCACCCAGGCTGCGCTGCCCTTGTACCCTATGGCCAGAAGTACTGTGAAGCGCACAAGGCAATGCACCCAGAGGAAGTGCGGAGCGCGGCAGCGCGGGGCTACGGCAGGGCATGGCAGAAGGCAAGGAAGAGGTACCTTGAGGCGCATCCCTTCTGCGTAGAGTGCATGAAGGAAGGCAGGTATGTCAAGGCAACCGACGTTGACCACATTGTTCCGCACAGAGGGGACAAGAAGCTCTTCTGGGACGAGAGCAACTGGCAGCCTTTGTGCCATCGTCATCACAGTATCAAAACCAGAAACGAAGACGAGGTTCCGGAGTACCGGTTCTGACATTCAGTAAAAATTTGCTTGAAGTGGGGTGCCCGGGGGCCCGGTATGAATCTCTGTGGTATGCCCCGGAGAAGACCGCCGCCCCCTCTCGCGTTGAAATCCGCGAAATTGCAAGGGGCCTACCCCTGACCGGGATGATCCGCCTGAAAAACCTGCCAGGCTGCGAGACACGAAAACCGCTGATTTCCACAGTGTTTTCAGGGAGTTGGCGGTTTTTGTGGATGCCTCACAGCCTGGCTGCATTTCGTCACAAAATCACATCGGAAACAGCCTGAAATTGTGACGGAACGGGCGGTTTTCCAAGAGAAAGGGGCAAAAAGGCGGTAGTGACTGACCGGAGGAGGTGCGTGTGAAACAAGAACAGAAAGAGCTAATCCGCGCCCTCCGGCTGCAGGGCTGGGGGTACAAGCGGATCGCCAAGGAGCTGCGGCTCAATCGAAATCAGGTGCAGTTGTACTGCAAGACTCACGGTCTTGCCGGAGCGGGCGAGTTTGTAAAACTGAACCTTCCCATATGGTATGAGCAAAATGATCGGTGCATCATTTGCGGGGAGATGCTGGACCGGAAACAGCGCGGTCGGAAGAAGCGCTTCTGCTCTGGAAGGTGCCGCACGAAGTACTACCGCATGCGAAAGCAGGAAGAGGAGGAAGAATGGTGATCAGAGATCAGAAACAGAACCTGGAGGAAAAACTGGAAGCGGTGATCAATGATCCCGTCAATCATCCAAGCCATTACACCAGCTCGAAGATCGAGGTGATTGAATACATACTGGATCATGGGTTTGATTACCTGCTCGGTAACGTGGTCAAGTATATCAGCCGCGCCGGGCTTAAGAGCAAGGATACAGAGATTCAGGACTTGGAAAAGGCCCAATGGTATCTGAATCGGAAAATCGAAGAGCTGAAGGCAAAACAGAAGGGAGACCGGGCATGACGCTGATCGAAGGATTTGTGAAAGACGAGATCTTCATTGACTTTGGTGCGGACGTGCTGTACGGAAGCGATCAGTGCAATGTGTCTTATCCTTGCCGGTTTCCGACTGTGGAGTTCCAGCTCATGGCGACAAACGGCCTTAGCCAGATAGCAGATCGTATCCGGAAGGATCTGGGCTTTGCGCCGATACACCCCATGGATGAATACACTGACGATACTTGTGATAACGACGGCTGGTACGATTTCTATGTGGGGATCAACGGATACGCAGAAAATCACATGGACAGCTGCATCGAATTCGTTGTGGTAAACAGCGATTCCCCGGATAACGAAGAGAGATATAGCATCGACCTGACAGAGGAAGAGCAGGACGCTATGTTCAAGTGCCTGGATGCCCAGTGCCAGAAATATCTGGAGAAAACGTGTCTGGAACTGCTGGATGAAGCTGAGACAGAAATGAGTGAGCCAGACAGATACGATCTGAAATATGACCTCAAGGATATGATCGAGATTGACCCTGATCGATGGACTTCTTTGGAATACTACGAAGATGGTGTCCAGTTCAAGTTGAAACCGACAGATTCTCTTATTGAAGCTGCAAAAGAAGTTGTAAAGGCTAATGTATGGGGCGCTGTAGGTCTTATCCTGGATCTTGCTGACGAAGACGAAGATCCGGGGAGACTGTATGATTTTTATGTAACCATCAAATACGACGAATGGTACGGTTATCACGCCAATGATGCGATAGATTTCTTTGTAGTAAAAAATGGAAAGGCCTGTTATGACGATGCTTTCTCGATTTATATCAAGGAGGACCAGGCAAAGAGGCTCTATTATCTCATCAACATGCAGGTTATCGATTATCTGGGATGTTCAGCCAATGAACTGCTTGATGAAGTCATAAAGAGAAGAGAAAAAATCAGCAGACAGGAGCAGAGGAGGATTACAGGTGAAAATCATCAAGAGGGACGGACGAGAGGTCCCCTATGACTACCGAAAGATATACCGGGCTATCGAAGCCGCCAACGATGAGGTGGCGGACGAGGACCGGATCAGTGATACGCAGAAGGATTATATCGTTGGTCGGATTAAGCGGCGCTGCGAGGAGCTGGGCCGGAGTGTGAGTGTCGAAGAGATCCAGGACATGGTGATCGATGAACTGGATCAGGCCGAGGCGCACAAGCTGGCTAGGCGCTATAGCGACTATCGGCTGCGGCATGAACTTTTGCGTAAACAGAACAGTACCGACGCCAGAATCCTTTCCCTGCTTCGGCACGACAATGAGCTAGCCAAACAGGAAAACGCCAATAAGGATCCCATTATCAACAGCACG